TAGGCACCTCTCTATACTTCGCCGCCATTGAGCCCTGATGGCGGAATTGGTAGACGCGGCGGATTCAAAATCCGTTTTCGAAAGGAGTGGGAGTTCGAGTCTCCCTCGGGGCACCAGCACAATGAAGAAAGGCCTTGATTATCAAGGCCTTTTTTTTCGTCTGGCGTAAATATGGCGTAACCGCGCCAATCGAAGCGCCCAGACGCAGGCAGCAGCAAGTCGTATTCGCACATGACCGTCTCCACGCTATAGCCCGAAGCTAAGAAGCGGTAGGTGAGCAGCGTCTGTATCGCGATGTGATAGCCCGAATGTTTAGAGCCGTTGCGGTGTGTACGCGTATTACGAGGCACCCCTTATGCTAGGCGGAAAAAAATTAGGGCTGACCCGTCAAAAGCCTGTCAGTTTTGTCAGACTACTATTTTAACTACTGTCTAACCCTTGTATTTAAAGCCTCTCAGCGCTGTCGATCAGTGTCAGAACTTTGTCAGCAACCTGTCAAAACCTGACAGAACAGCAGTGTCAGATTCTAGATTCTCAACCCATTGATTTATAAGGGGTTTATATTCTTGATGGCGAAACTGACACAAACATCCATCCCCGATGTCAGAGCTGAACCCCAGTAAATACGTGGCCTCCATCCGATTGGCTGACAGTTATCCATGTTCTGACAGGGATTTAGGGGTCAACCTAAATAAACCTTAATCCGCCACCTCGAAGCAATTCTTCAAAATGTCCCTGTGCGCACTGATCGAGAAAAATAAACATGCCTAAGACAGCGTCCCAAGCAGCAGTACCCATCATCGAAGTAATCAAGCGCGGCGGGGCTTGGGAGGTGCATTGGGATTATCAGGAAGCACCCGAAAGTTCGATCCTGTTCCAACGCGGCGAATACCTACGCGGCTATATCGACGGCACCATGGATGACCTGGGCATTCATCCCGACAATGTGTGCTGTGCCAGCGGACAGACCGGGACCGTGAAGAAGCTGAACGAAGACCAGGCTGTGAGGTTGCGTGATGCTTTGAACCGCGTGCTAATCCCGATCGTGACTAAGGAATTCACTCGCCTTCAGAACATGAACAACCTTCCTCACCTTCGAATGATTAACGCTCAAGAGGCGTGAAATCCTTAGAAATGCTGCGGTCCACCTACAAGCCCCGCCCCGCTTGGCTTGTAGGGAATTCAGCCTCCCCCCCTACACAACCAATCCCAGCCAGAAAAAGAACGTGCGCGTTTCGCAAAACAAACTGAAACCCACGTTTTAAAAGTTTTCGCCCAATGAAACCGGGCACTCCAGCGTTACCCCCTCCGTGCGCAGTCTTTGCGTAGCTGTGCAGCCGCACTGCATTTCCTTTCCAAACTTTGCACTTTGTGAGATTGCCGATCGCCTGCAGGGCCCCACGGCCCGCCTGGGCTGCAGCTTCGTTTGCACTACATCCGCATTTGCACAAAAAAAGGACACAAGGCCCGTTGGCGGGAGGGGGATAAGTGCTTTTTCATCAGTTTTTTTCTTCACTCACTTGTTTTCGCCAACGCCAGACCTGAGCTGCACTGACCAGCACTTCATCGGTCTGCGATAGCTTGACGGGGCTCCATAGATATACTGTTCATACATACAGTAATCAGCAGGAGCCACCGATGAACGATGAACATATTGAAAGGTCGGTCGACCACGCCAGGGCTGTCGCGCTGTGGCACGCGCTGCTGCGTGATGAAGCCGCTTTGTTAGAGAACCCGGGATCCCATCACAAAGCGCTGCTGACCCAAGCTTACGCCTTGCATCGGAATCAGATGATCGACCGTGACGATCTCAGCGATCTCCTGGAGCAAGCCGATGGGGCTCTGGCCTATGCGGTCGAAGCCCTTTTTGATCGTGAGCTTGGCGAATAGGCGGGGCAGCGTATGCATATGTTGATTACCCCAATGAGGTGTCGAGGCGTTTCGCTGACGCCCCAGGAACGGCGACGCTATCCGGCGATACATGGCAATGTGATGGTGAACTCAGAGATCAATGCCGAACTGGGGCGGAGTGCCAATGTGGCACGGGTGGATGTGGGCATGCCACTTGATCCAGATCCATTGCCCCGCCTATTGGACGCAACCCTGGCTGGGATGGCTGTGACCGGTTTTGTGTTGAGCGGCATTGAGTACGTCGATGGATGCGCTTACGCGCAGTCATGGTGGTGCCGCCTGGGATAGATTATGGTTTCGATACTCAGCTAGCGGCGCTCGTCGGACGAACGACCCGACTAGAAAAGCTTTCCAGAGCATCAGACGGACGTCTAATTTTATGGAATTAAATAATGATCATTGAAGATTTTATTAAGTTTTGTGACCAGGCTCCGACGTTAGAAAAAGGGCTAACTCCCGACTTGTCGTTCGGCGACTACGACCAAGCCTATCTTGCAGTAAGAAGGCAGCTGGGCAACGACATACATCTGCTAGCTTCCAAACTCCTATTGCTAAGAAAAAAACTTGCAATATGGAGCATAAAGACAAAATCAGACGCAACATTCTATTTGAGAGTGTTCAACTGCTTATTTGAATCAGCGAGAACATCGACAGAACACGAGGTACTTTCAAACGAACCAGATTGGGAGAAAGCAGTCTCGACAGTACTGCACTACAGACACGTATTTAGAGCGTTCAGCCTAAATACAAAAGAAGAGTTCGACCCCAAGACCTATGAATTCGCTCTCGCATATACAAAGTTGGAAAGCTTCGGCATTTTATTCCATGAAGTAAAATACGAAATACACATTCAAGATGAAAGCTACGCACTAATAAACAGTGAAATACATAAATACTGTAAAAATATTGGCGGCAAAAACTTACTCAAGACATTATTTGAGTTGCTATCACCGGAATACAAATCTGCCGCTGGTAGATTTCTTTCATTAAGAAAAGTCAAGATAAATCATGAATTGAGGACTGCGGATATCCCTTACGGATATTTGTTAGCGATCGGCGCACGACACATAGGTGATAAAGGAACTAAAAATAACGAAAACCATTTCGTCAGCCTCATACTTTTCTGTAGAGACCTGACGACTATTTTCGAAATACAACCCTACTCCCAATGGGAAACGATGTTTCTTCCTGCCGAAAAATTCATCATTTTCTTGCAAGAAACGGTTTGGCACGACAACTTGATAAGTTTCTCGCAATTAAAAGCGCAACACGCAAAGCTTCTTTTGGCACGTCTTTCAAAAATCTTTATTGAAAATGAATTGCAGTCAGATGATTTAAAACTTCGAGACATTAATCGAGTAGCAACAGCGCTCATAGATTTATCTAAGGATAAGCTAGCAATTGGCGTCAGTCCCGCAACCATTGCTGCACAGGCAAAAGTTCAGGTACATCTCGTCAAAAAAATAATGGATAACTTACTCGCCTATCGCCCTAACAATGTAAACACAACGCTTACCTTTCCGCCTGTGAGCAACGACATCGATTACTACTTTAAGCCCGCCATATTGTTAAAAGATAAATACTATCTGTATCCTAAAAGCATCTGTGCACTTGGCGCGCTAAACTCAGTCCTTCGGACAATATCCTTTCCAAACAACAAACAGAGTCAGGCGAACGAGTCCGCACTAGGATACGAGCTTGAAGATCTACTGAGAGAGCAATTTGAAGCGAAAGGCTTCAATATTTCTTTTGGGGATAGAAGAAACATAAGCGCAGAAAATGACTTCGAGTGTGATCTATTAGTCGAAACTTCAAGAGCAATACTTATTTTCGAGATTAAAAAGAAAGGCCTAACTCGAAAAGCAATGTCTGGCGATGAGCTTTCACTGCTGGAAGATTTAGCGGACAGCTTAATGTTTTCTCACATGCAAGCCATGAGAATCGAACGCCAGCTTAAAGACAATCACTCAATAGAATTGGTTCACAAAGGCAAAAGCAGAACAGTGAGTCTAAATGGGCGTAAAACCAAAAGGATATCCGTAAGCCTCAATGATTTTGGCGCACTTCAAGATAAAGTGGGACTCCAAATCATACTTCGACACGCAACAGATACCACACTCAACCATCCAAAGAAGAAAGACAATGAGAGATTGGAAGAGTGGCGTAAATTTACGTCAGAGATACGTAGACTTGCGGAACTAAACAATGAATATGACCCGCATTCGGGAATCCCCTTCTACGACTCTTTTTTCATGAGCATACCTCAGATACTTACTATCCTTTCCGATTCAAAAAGCTGCGATGAATTTGAATCCCGTATATCTTTAATGAGCGCAATGACTCATGGAACAAGAGATTTCTACAGGGAATATTACTTAGGCAAACCCATGAAAGATCGCGCAGCAAAACAACTAGCTTTAGCGTCTGCAATATAACATCGCCAACTCCAAAATTATATTAAGTAACTATAGAGTGATCGGCTTTAACTTCAACGCTTGCGCCATCGCTTGCGCTGCCTTTGCCGTAAATGCCGCTGCATCGGTTGGGCTCGGCGTTGGTCCCGGGACATGGGTGTGGGCGGCTAGCTGCGTGTTCATCTGCTGCAGCAGATCGAGCATGTCGCACACAACCTGGAACAGGTTGACGCTCCCCGACCCGACCCAATTTTTCGGAGCCTGCAGTTGCTGGCTGATCCCGGCCACACTCTTGCGCAAGCCTTGAATCTTCTCCTGCATGTCGCCACCCACCGTGGCGTTATGCTTCTGCCCCACTACTAGGTTCAAGTCACGGCCGGTGGCCTGGTGCAGATCGTCCACAGCCGCCAGACTCGCGGACCCGCCCGACAGCAACTTGAGCGCGCCCAATGCCTCGATCTTTTTGATGCCACCCACTGACTCGGTCGAATGGTCGTCCACTGTCCTGGTGTGATTCTGGAAGGCCTCGGTGTTGTCCAGGGCTTCAACCTCGCGCTCGACAGCCTTGTCTTGAATCTTGCCGTCAGTCTGGCGCAACCAGTTGCCATCGGCGTCGACGCGCTGCTGACAGGCTTCGCTGTGTTGCCACACCTGATCACCCTTTGGCACCCGGGGCAGGCTCAGACCGTGCGGCAGGATCTGCGTGATGAACGGCTTGTGTGGCAGGCCGTAAGCGAAGCTGATCACGACGGTGGTGCCCTCCTCCGGGAAGCCAAACATGCCCGCTTCTTGCCCGCCCATCGGCGCCGGCAATGGCAGGCCTTCGAGGATCGGCAGATCCGGATCAGGCTCGCCATCGGCAAGCAACACTTCGACGTCGACGCCAAAGCGCGGCCGGAAGTCGTCACATAGCCCAGGTGCCGTCGGCGCATCCGGTACCGCAACCACGCGGCCAAAGCGCGGCAGGTGGTAACCGCCGCTCAATTCAGGAAATTGGCGCGCTACGCTGCGCTTTATTGCGTCGTCCATTTGATCGCCATTTGATTGCCGGCGAGAGTCACGCTGGTGATCCGTTCGCCCTGGTTGATGGTTGCGCCTGGTCGAAGCCCCGGAAGGGGCGCGATCACCGCGCTTTGATTGCCCTGGTAGCCGTCGAAGAGTTCAACCGGCAGCTGCAGCGCAGTGCGGGTACCGAAGAAGCTGTCGGTCCAACTGCCCACAAACACTTCGCCGTCGCCCTGCTGCTGCCAGATGAAGTCGGGGATGTTGAAGACGTTTGCCAGACTGTCCATCGCCAAATAGCCCGCCGCCAAGCTGTAAAAATACGGCGCTTTGACCTTGGCATAAGCCTTGTCCGGAACCCGAAAGCCCAGCCCGGTTTTCTCGCTGATCTCGGCGAGCACCGCCTGCAGGTCGACGTGACGCAGGTTCAGCGGCAACGGGTTGGCCAGGATCGAGGACAACTCGCGGCAGGCCACCAACTGCTGGGTGCTGTTGGCGGCGGTCGACCGTTCAACATAGCCAAGGAAGTGGCGCTGCAGCGTGCGCTCGTTGTAGCCGATATCGAGCGTCACCAAGCCCTTGAGCGCCTCACCAGCCTGCACCGTGAACGTCGCACGGCCGGGGCTTTTGATGTCTAGGCGCACTTCGTCCTTGATCAGCGGGTAGACCTGGCCAGCGATCGTCAAAACCTTATGCAGCTTCATGTTTTGGGCGCCAGGTAGTCATCCAATTTCTTGAGGGTCTTTTCAAAACCGCTCAACTCCGGGCCGTTTCCGGATTCGCCGGCGGCACCTGATCCACCCACCGCTTGGCCCGGGGCAGACTGCGAGCTGACGCCATTCGCTGCCCGCCGCTGCTCGACCTTCTCCGGGTTTGAGGCCTTTTCCGACAATGTGAACTGGACCAACCAAGCGGCCAACGTGTCGTCTTCCCGTGCGCTGACACCGTCCGAAAACTGCACCTCGCGGATGCCGAATGCGGCAGCGGTATCGTTGACGATTCGGTACATTTTCAGCTGGCCACCGCCGGCCGTGGCCTCAGCCAGGCGCATGATCGTGCGCAGCTGTACCAAGTCGACAAAGGGGATCATCAGTGACACCGCCAAGGTTTTTGGCTTGAAGCCTTTGTGCGCGGTCTCGGTGTTGCTGGTCTGCCCAGACATATCGTCGCTCTCGATCCGCAGGTTGGCAGTGATTTTCATCTTCTTGCCCAGGACCTGTTCGCCGTCGAGTAGTAAGGTCATAGGCCTACCAATTCCCGGACAAAGCTCAACCCCTCCAAGGATCCGACCAGCAGCACGCCGGCGGACAGCACCCACTCATGACCAGGGGCTTCGCCCTCGAGCAGCGATCGGCGCAGCTCGTTGACATCACCAGGGCCAATCAGCCGCGCGCGCATGCTGGTATCAGCGGATCCTCCAGCCAGCAAAGCCTTGAGGTCATTCAACTGTTGGTCCCGGCCCTTCTGCTGCGCTGCTTTGCGCGTGGCCAGCGCAGCCAGATCGGCCATCGGCGAACTGTCGGCCGCGTAGCTTTCCAGCACCGCTAGTTGGGCGGACATCGATTGCTTCGCGGCCTTGACCACGGTGCAGCGCTCGAGCGGCAGCGATTGCCAACGCGGCAATGGTCCAGAACTGGGGATTTCCCACTTGTCCGTCTCCAGCGTCGACAGGTGTCCGGCACGACGCTCGGTGCGCACCAGGTCAGGAATCGGCAGCAAGGCGTTGAAGCGCGACAGCGTCCTGGCCAGCTGGTCGTAGTTTGTGCCCAGGAACAACACCGACAGCGCGTATTGCGGCCCGGTCGGCCGGCCGGTGTCGGTGCCATCGATCAGTTTGCCCGCCAGCTGCTGCAGCAAATTCGGTGCAGACAGAAAACGCTGGTTGCCCCGTCCTTGGCCAATGCCACTTTGAAAAGGCGTCACCACCAAGCAGGCCGGTGCCTCACCCATCTGCCCAGCCAACGCGGCACGACCGGCAGCGATCGCGTCCGTCGCAGCTTCACCGACCGGCCCCGGGTTGGTGCTGGTCAAACCATCGAGGCTGGCTAGGCGCAAGGCCGTGCTGGCCAGCTCGCCGCCGGCCAGATCCTTGGCCGCGCCCAACTCATCCATCCACTGCGTGGCCTGCTCTGGCCAGCGCATGGTCACCGGCGCCCAGTTCATGACTGCACGTCCTCCCAGCTCACGGCCGCAAGAGCGGCAACATCAGCGGCGGCCAAGGCCTGATCCAAAAGTAGCTTCAATTGATTGGCCTTCTGCAGCAGCTCCATCTTGTAGAGGGTGAAGTCATCACCAACCTGGCGCAGCTGCGCAGCCGAATGCAGGCAGAATTTTCTCCCGCCTGAGCCATCACGGCATGAGAACGGCATGTCGGCGCCACGCAGGATGGCCCCGGTCAAGTTCAACTGGTCATACAGCTGGCTGTCATAGAAATGTGGTTCACCCAGTGCAGACGACATAAAGCCCGCCGTCACGACGCGCTCACACGCCTGGTTGATCGCCAGTAATTGCGACTCGAACAGAGCGGCCGCACTCCGCACCCAACCATCGTCCTGCCATTGATAGCCCGTGCCCGGACGCGGTACTGCCGTGAGTCCTAGCGGCAGCGGGCCAAGTTCGCTCTGATAGCCTTCAGCCCCCGTTTCAGTCGAATAGACGGGCCCTCGGTGATCTTCTAGTTGAACCGCTTCACCGTTGGAAATTGCCCATGTTTTCCCGGTGTCGGGCGCGGGTAGTGCTTGCTCGAGCACCATCGCATTGGCAGGTAATTGCAGCCCGATGCCCGGCACCGGCGGAAACACGACAGGGCCAGAAATCGCGCCCGATTGTTCAAGCAGATAGATAAACGTCATGGGTGCCTCAGATCAGTTTGATACGGCCGGGGTAGGCAATATTTCGAGGCCGTACGGCGCCGAAATATTGGGAGTTAGCTGTCTGCACATTAAGGGTGCTTACGGATAAGGACTGAGCCATAGCGATTTGATCTGTCGCTGGGGATGTTTCGAAAAACTTGCCGAGGTTCTGCATGCGTCGGATGCTCGCGAGGGCATCAACAATCTCACCCGCCACCAACGATGCGTGCTGCGATGAACCAGCGACTCGGCCGAGGTCAGCGTTTCGGGCTTCATCCAGTAGACGTAGAAACTCGCCTCGACCTTCCGGCCCTCTAAAATTCGACACACCATCACCAATCGTCCAGCCACCTTCCCTTCCCAGCCGAGTAGCTTCGGTGGCCAACATTCCAGATTGCTGGGCGTGATCCCACAACCATGGCCACTCAACCCGACTCAAGACTGTGCCGTTGAAGGCCCCCCAGCCGCCTGGGCTGAATAGCATGGTGGTTTCAAATACCGGGCGCCCCAGGGCATCACTGTCCAATCGTCCGATCGGCCACCAACGGCCGGCGCCGTCACTGCGCAGGTGCCAGTAGTCGCCGGCGCCTACCAGCACCAGGAAGGGATATCCCGCCGCGTTCAGATGGGTGTGAAACATGATCTTGTCGGCGCCATTGGCCTGCACCATCAAGCGATTGGTAGTGCTGTCTGCTCGGCGAATGATGAAGTCGACCACGCCCAATGCCGCGCTGGCCGGCGGCAACGACACCGTGCGAGCGCCCGCGCTGGCGTCTATCACCACCAATCCGCGCTCAGCTGCAGTCAGCGCCTTGTTGGTGTTGAAACTGTTCATCTGCACAAACACGGACTGCCACAGCCTGGCCACCGCTTTAGAGGTGGCCAGCGACTCGCTGCTGTCCTCGGTCAGGCTGTCGCTCTTGGCGTTCGGCAGATTGCCCAGGTCCACATCCTCTTTCGTTGTGGCCCGGGCGCGCAATTGGTCATAGTCGCCATTGCGAAAGGCGAACATCCCCACCAGCGGCCCACTGACCGGCTCCACCGGACGGCTGTCGGTCACGGTGTTGCTGTTCGGCAAGTCGGCGATGGCGACCAGGTAATGGCGAACGCCGGCGCTGTCCAGGTAGTCAGTTTTCCCGGCTCCCCACACCACACTCCAGTTGGCCTGCACGTCGTTGAAATCACGCTGCAGCGACACGTCGAGCCATGCGGTGGTTGGAAACGCGGGTGGCACCACCGGCAACGCAGCGACACGCTGCAGACGCACGCCTTCGACATATGCGGTACCCGGTTTGAGCTGGTACGCGCCGCTAATTTTTTCGAGTTGCAATGAACTGCCGAAGAAACACGCCCGACCGAAGATGTCGCGGTTGCTCAGGCGTTCACGCTCATCGATGCCGGCCAGGCGCACGGTGAAGTCATGCTGCCAAGTGCTCGCGTCAATGGTGATTCCGGTCAGCGCTTGGGCGCCGTCGTAGGCCACTAGGAAGTTGCGCGTGAGGTTGTTGCCGACCTGCAACGGCGGAATGTTGCGGCGCTTGATCTGCAGCGGCACGTAAGCCACGGCAAACAGCACACCCTCGGCCGTCTCGAGCCCAATCCAGTTGAAATCCCAGTCACCAACATCAGAGCCGATCTGCGAGCTGTACACGACCTGGTTGGGATTCACATAGCCGGCATTTTCATCCGGGATGTCGTAGACGTGGACGATCTGCCCGGCTGCAGGTTTCGACGCGGCGCGATCGACCGGTCCGTTCGGGTCAAGTCCGGGGACGTTGGCAAAGATAAATCGCGCCACATCAAGGCCCTGCTGGGCGGCGTGTTTCTGCGCGATGAGGCTTTCACCCGCAAGGGTAATGCTGGCTCCCATGGGGGCTCCTAGAGGCTGGCAACCAGCGTTTGCTGGTCGTCGTTAAAGTCGACCACGGCGATGCGCAAAGGCACCGGCGTAATGGTCACGAAGTCATAACGGCGGCAGGTTCGCCCGTACTGTTGAATCAGCACGCGCAGCAGCTCGGGGTTTTGCGACAACTGGGTGTCAGAGAAACGCAGCAGCACCACATCCCAATCCCGATCGGGCATGCGCTCCTCGATCTCGACATAGCCGACGCCAAGGCGGACCAGGATGCGTTTCATGCCGGCGGTGCTGCCGGCGTCTACCGCATTGATGAAGGCGTGCTTCACGCGCAGACGGTAAAGCGCCTCGGGCTCACCCTTGAAGCGGGTGATATCGCGCTGCCAGGCCAACAGGTCGAGCATGGTCAGATGGCAGGTGTCAGCGTCCATCTGCAGCAGGGGCCAGTGCAGCCAGCCCTCGACCTTTTCCCACCACCCCTGGGCAGCGTTCTTGAGCTTGGTCAGTTCGGTACCAGCCAGCCAGAATTTCAGATCGAGCTTAATCATTCCTCAGCACCTGCAGGCTCTGAATCCGGGGGATGTTCAGTTCCGAAAGGATGTCGTCGTTGTCGAAGTGCAGCGACTCGATGCCTGGAAACTGCTGGTGCAGTTCTTCTCCCAGGCGGCTAAACGAAAAGCGCGACTGTGGATAAGTCAGCGTCGGTTGGTAGTCGCCCGTCGTGCTCTCACGAAAAGCCGCACGGATGAACAAGGCTGTTTCATCCTGCAGGGTTTGCCGCTGGGTAGCCGTCAAGGTCGAGCGCGGCCAGAGCGTCACGTGCAGGTCGTGCTGGGTTTCGGGCATGACCATCACCAGCAGGTCGTCGCCGTGGCCATGGTTGCCCAGGTCGCGGATATGGGCGTTGATTTGCGCCAGGTACGTCGCCGCCGGCACGTCCGCATCGAACAACACAAAGGCGTTGGCACTGCCGGGACCACGGGGGGCGCCGTGTTGGAAATACACGCCGTCCGGACGCACGCCCGGGAAGGCGGAAATCATCGCCCGATATACGGCGTCGGTGTGCCATTGGTTGACCGCCGAAAACTGGTTGCGCACGCGCAGGCGCAGTTCGTCGTTGGGTTCCCGATCCGCCCCGGGCGTGGTCAACCAGCCGTCCGCGTTTACGACCTGGGCAATGCCGGGAATCGGTACCGGCAACACGGCGTAGTATCCAGGCGCCAAGTTGAAACCACTACCGACGTCGACCGCTTCGACCGGTACCAGCAACTGCATCACGCCATCGGTGAAGGTGCCGATCGCTGTAGTCACCAGCTGGTAAACATGGCCATTGATCGCGGCCGACTGCACGACCGTGCCCTTTGCGACCTCGAGGGTGCCGCCGGGGGCCACGCGGGTGAACAGCAGAAAACCTGTGGCCTTGGTTGCGCCCTTGCGCTCAACGTTCACGCCCCAGGCCAGCATGTCGAGCCAGGCATCCACGGCGGTTTTGACGAAGAAGTTCGGCAGTACTGTGCTGATCAAGAAGTCCAGAATCCACATCACCGGCTTGGTCACCAACGCGGTGACCACCCGCCAGAACGGCGACCAGGTGCTGGTGTTGCTCAGTTTGCTGCCCTGGGCGATCACTTCCGCTTCCCACGCCTGGCGCAGGCCGGCCTCAGTGGTCGGAATGCCTGCGTCGGATAGGGCCTGTTTGAAATCCACGTCACTCACAACGTCACCTCGATACTGCCGAATTTCAGGGTTGTGGCCGTCACCAGGAACTGCCCAGGCTCAAGCTGGGTAATCAGTGCCGTACCCGGCACGAGGCGTTCGTCCGCCTCGACCAGCAGCTCCAGTTGCTGAATGCAGTCGCGCTGCCTGAGCCGATCGCGCTCAGCAACCAGCGTCACGAGCAGGCCGCTGTCGCGGATCATGTGGGCGATGTCCTGGGCGATGCTGGCCCGGTCATCGATGAGCTGCGGCTGGCGGGACAGGTCCAGCACCAGGTCGTTGTCGTGGATCAGCAGGTCGATGTATTCGCTCATCCCGGTACCGCCATGCTCATCATGTTTTCCAGCTCCAGCGGGGTCATTGGCTTAGCGGTGTTGATGTTCAGGGTTTCCACATGGGTGCCCTTGTTCTGGCTGCTGTTGTTGTTCTGGATGCTGGTCAGCAGGCCGCCCGGGGGCACCGCGTTAGGCCGCACCGGCGACAAGCTTGGAATGGCCGAATTGATGGTTTGCTGGGCTTTTTGCGCCGCAGCAGAAGCGTCCACAGTGTTGACGCCAATGTCGGTACCGGGCACCTCGGGCATCGCGCCGAACTTGGTTTCAATGTCGACACCGGGGATCTTGTTCAGCATCTCGATCAGGGAGTTGATCGCCGTGTGAAAAATCGCGACGATGCCGTCCCAAGCGGCCTTGGCCATGCCACTCCAGCCACCCATGGACGCGAACCACTCCGACAGCGCGGTCAGTTGATCGCGGACCCACTTGAAGGCCTCGCTGTTCATCAGCGCAGCCGTCCATTCGTCCCAGTACACGACGGCGGCGATCACCGCCGCGATCAGGGCCATGACACCAATAACGATCCACACGACCGGGTTGGCCAGCATCGCCGCGTTAACCAGCCAGATCGCGCCCTGCCACAGCATCATCGCGCCACGAATCAACGCCATCGTCGTGTAGAGCACGGTCAGGCCAGCGACGTAGAGAGCGATCACTGCGACCTGCAGGAGGAAGCCGGCCACGGCACGCAGATTGAGCAGCTGCACCACTTTCCAGACGGTCACCATCGCCAGCCAAGCCATGCGAGCGGCGCCGACGGCAAAGGTCAACAGCGACATGGCGGCAATGAGCGCGAATATCGTCAACGAAACGATGCCGATGACGCGGGTGATGTTGGGGAACATCTGGGTCCAGCGAGTCATGGTGCCGGCAATGCCCGACAGCTTGGCCATCAGCGGTGTCAGAATCGGGATCAGCGCCTGGCCGAATGCAATGCGCAACGCTTCGACCGCCGCAGCGAACTGCTGCCATGGATCGACCATGGCCTTTGCCATGTTCTCCGCGTCCTCGAGGCCGCGCACCTTACCCAACTTGTCCATGCCATTGCGCAGCCGATCGGTGTCCTTGGCCAGGGAAGTGATGACCTGAGCGCCCTCCCCGCCAAACGCTTCCATCAGTTTGGTGCTGGCCGACGCACTGGTCAGATCGCCGAGTTTGCCCTGCAGCTTTTCCATGATTTGCAGCATCGGCAATGCCTTGCCGTTGGAGTCGGTGAACTTCATCCCCATTTTCTCGGAAGCGGCGCCCAGGTTCTCGAAGAAAGCCTTGTAGCGCCCGCCGGCGTCGCCGCCCTCCATGGTGCTGCTCAGCGAGCCGATCACCGCGAACTGCTCAGCGATATCCACGCCGGCGGCGGTGGCGATCGAGCCCACTTCCTTGAAGGCGTCCTTGAGCTGGGCCCCGTCGGTGCGGAACAGCTGCACCGCCAGGGCAGTCTGGCCACCGAGCTTTTCAACCCATTCGCCCTTGCCCATGGCGTCGGCCTGGCCTTTGAACAGGTTGTACATGGTGCCGACGTAGGCGCCCATCGTCTCGGCGTCGGATTTGGTGGCCTTGGCCAGCAGGTTGCTGGTGTTGGTGAAGGTGGCCAACTGGCTGCCCGTCAGCCCTTTGATTGCGCCCTCAATGGTGTAGGCCGACGCGACAAAATCCCGGGCGTTCTCGCCATAGGCCACCGAGAACTCCAGGGACTTTTGATTCAACGCCGTCAACGCGTCCTCGGCCACTCCCAGCGATTTGACCTCGCCGAGGGCGCGGTTCATTTCCAGAGCTGGCTGCAGAGACTCATTGATAGCTACAAAGCCGCCGGTGACGCCCGCCAAGCCCATACCCATGGTCTTGATGTTCTTTTCGCTCTGCTCAGTCAGCTCGGAAAAGCCCACTTTCACCTTGCCCAGCGGTGCGGTGACCTTGTCGGTCAGAGCCAGGATGAAGTCCAGGCGGGCGCTACGGTCGGCCATGTGTGTCCTATCCGTTCAGCGCATGGGCAATACCGTTGGCTACGGCAAATTCCATGCGCTTCCAGTGTTCGTCTTCCAGCCACTTGGCCGTGCCCATGTTTTCAATGCTGGGCTCGGCACCAGGTAGCCAACGGTTGGTCAGGGCAATCAACTGGCCCAGACCGTCCTCGGTCAGGCGGTCAGCGTGCTCAAGGGCTTTTTTACGATGATCTCGACGTCTGGGGCGTACTCCTCGAGCAGCGCGCCGGCGATCTGCATCGTCATCACCGGGTTGGCCATCAATTCGCGCAATTCAGCTTTCTGCGCCGGCAATACGGTGCTGCTCAAAAGGTTGAACGACGGCGCGACCTTGTTGTTGGCGGTCATGGCGTTGAAATACTTGGTCACGTCCTGTGGCGACAAGGTGAAGCTGAATTCTTTGTCGCCGACTTCCAGGGTGATGTCGCGGGATTGGATCTGGCTCATTTTTATGTCCGTTGTGGTGGTTGGTTAAAGGAGTGATTGAGGTCAGCGCAGGCACACCTGGTGCACGTAGTCCTGCAGGCCCAGGATCATTTGCTTGCTGAGGGCAAGCTGATCTCTGAGGGTGAAATAATCCGGTCGAGCGTTTGCTGCGAGTTCGGCGGTGCCTGCATCAACCACGCCGCCGGCGCCGGTAGCGCCTGGCGGGGTGCTGCTGCAAGTGGCTTTGACGCGCAGCCGCTGACGGCCATCGGCAACATCAAGGCGCAGAGTGTCGATTTGAGTCCGTGCATCGTTCAGTTCCTGAGTGCGGTTGCGGTCGATGGCGTCACGGGAAGCAAGCATTTCGCCACTGATTCGAGCCGCCTCCCTTAGGCCCACGGCCTCGTATTGGGCGGCGTCTCGCTCTGCCCGGGCGGTGTCGCGCTGGCCTTCGAGGATCTGGAATCCAACGAACGCTGCCAGGCATGCCAGCAGCGGAAACAGAACCTCGCGCAGCATCACAAACCCTCCGCGCACATCGCCGCTTCGGCCCGCCGGCGAGCGTGCAGCCCTGGTACAAACTGCTTGCGGCCGTGGGCATCGGTGACCGACGACCACACCGGTGTTTTGCCATCTGGAGCCCAGGCCAGCGCCTTGCAGCCTTCGGCAATGCGCCCGGCATTGATGAGGCCGACAGCGCGACTGGCGCAGGTACTGGGCACACCGAAGTTGTGGCTGTGGCTGCTCAAGGCGTCGAACGTCCTCTGCCCGATCGCCTGGTTGCTCAGGCAGTCCGCCAGAGCCAATTGGCCTTTCTCGGTCACCAGTTGCTCCACCTCGGCACAACGTGCCGGCGACCAGTAGTCACCGACGATCAGCGGATACGGACTGGTGTAACGGGTGATGCCCTTGCACACCGTAGGCAGGCCACGGGCCAACTTGTCGGCGTACACAACGTTCTGGCCGTTGCCTTCCCATTTGCCCAGGAACGCGAGCAAAGGCGCGCTGGCCAGCACAATGGCGCCGGCGGCGATCTTGGTGCGCAGGCTCACGACTTGCCCTTCCAGTCGAGCAGCATCTGGCGATACTTGGGAATCAGCAGAAGGATCTGCAGCACCATGTAGAGCGCGGTCAGCATGTAGGCGACCGCCGACCAATCGACGGCGCCCGTTACACCTGTAGCGGCCACGCCGATTGCAGGCGACGCCTTGGCCAAGGCAACGGCAGTGTCCTGGGCGACCTGATTCGCGCTCATCGCAGAACCTCTTTCTCAAAAATTGTTTGGCACGGCACGCAGCAAGTCATACCGCCCAGCGCTCGGCGTTTTTCCGGGATCGGTTGATCGCAGTCTTCGCAATGGGTCAGGCTTGGCCCGATCGGCCGCGTGCGTGCCAGCTGAGCGGCGATCGCCTGATCACGCTGGCGTTGCTCCAATGCCTGGGCGCGGTCGAACGGGCAGACCATCAGCGCAGGCCCTCGATCTCGGCCGCAGCCAGGTATGGCACGCCGTTGACGCGGATAAAGTCCGGGCTGGTGACCTCGAAAGGCACCTTGTGTTTGGACTTCTCGCCACCTTTGGGGTCGACGCTGAGCAGGCTGGACACCTTCAACTTGCAGCCGAAAGCCTCGATACGCAGTTCCTCTTCGCCAGCCTTGGCAAAGAACACCGAGTCGAAGGGCTCCAACTGGCGGAAGCTGCCAGCAGAACGTGCAGCCTCGATCAGCAGGTTGAAGTTGCTGGTGTCGAACTCGAACTCACCGCTGGCTGCCACGTCGCCGTCGACATGGCCATTGGGTACGCCACGGGTCTGGGCCACGGCCGTGTTATCGGTGATATCGAGGGTGCAGCTTTCGACGTGGATCTGCAGATCGCCCAGGTTGATGTCGAAGTTTTTACCGCCAATACGGGACATAGGGGTTACTCCGAATCGTCGTTAGAAAGATCCAGGGCGATGTTCGCCGTGAGGTCTTTTGGGCAGTTGAGAGGCCGGATCTTGATGTAGATCTCAACCTTGGTTTTGCTGGTCCAGGTCAGGACGATATCGCCGTCCTTGGGGGACTCGATTTCGCCGGGGAATACCTCGCCGGCAAAGGTCGTGGACTTGGCCATCTGGCGCAGCGGCTTCATGAACGCGCTGATTGCAGCGGCCATGCTGTTGGGGGTGTTGTTGAGTCGGCGGTCACCGACGCGGCGTATCAACAATGGGCGAACCTGGCGCGCAGCCTTGTCGGCCAAACGTAGATACTCGACCACCTGGAAGTCACTCGCCGGCGCATCGAGCATGTTGCCATCGCCCCAGAACACGCCCGGATAGTCCGGATAGGTCTGCGAGACAGAGAAGCGAGCCTTATCCAGCTCGGCACGGATCGCGGATGGCAACGGCACCCCTTCCTTGTCGACAGGAACCGGCCCTAAGCCCAACACTGCCCCGGAAGCCACGCGCATGGGGCTGTCGGCAATGCTCACCGCGGCGTTGGCCAGGCGACCGGCCAAGACTCCCAGATCATTGCCGTGCAATTGCGGCACGACCAGAACACGCGGTGCAGCCAGATCGGCGGTAATCGCCTTCTGCTCAATCAGGTATTCCGACCAAGTCTGCTGGATGGTGAGGCCGGCGCTCGCCGCCATGACGAAGGTGCGACGGCCAAATTCGTTGTTCAGTGCGATCGCGGCGTCATGCATGACCGATAACTGCGCGCCCTGGGCCACCGGTTTGGTGATCACCACCGCCTCAACGGAAAACCCTTGCTGCTGGGCTTTCTCCAGCGCTTCGGACCACTCACCGTCTGCAGCGATCGGAGCGGCCAGGCACGCCCAGCGATCGCCGCCGTTGAGACGTGCCGCCGTGATCTGGGTTTTCAGGTCACTGGCCGGAATACCCAGCGAGCCGTCGAGGTCGCTGTCGGTATTGAGGGCGAGCAACTGACCGACGTTCTTTGCGGCGGTGCCGATGAAAAGGAAATAGCGTTCGATCTCAGTCACGGCGCCTTGGCCGAGATTGAGGTTGTTAACGCTGACTTTGCCGAGTGCCATGCAGTGCCTCGCTAGCGGGGTGAATTAAGAATTTGTTGGAGCACCTGGTTCAGCAGCAAGCCAGTGTCTCGTTCGGTGCTGACGCCGATGAACTGGCGCTTGGGCAGGGTGATTTCCCAGCTCTGCGCGCCGCTGCCCTCGGCTTTTTCGTCGTCCAAGATGCGGATCAGCAGCCCCGCCTTGGCGTAGTTCACATGCTCTTGAATCCAAGCCACGGACGGCCTGGTAAGCGACTTTTTGCCCTCCTGGCGAACCTTGAAACCCAGGCGCCGCAGTCGCTTTGCCTGCTTTTCGGTCGCTGCCAGGCCTTCCGGAACCTTGTTCCAGCGCTTCATCTGGGCAGCGGTACGGCGTTCACTGACACCGTTGTGTTGCTGCGCCGCGACCCAACCGGTCAGGGCGTTTTTCCAGCCCAGCACGGCTTCGTCGGGGCTGACACGGGTGACCTGCATCAGCTTGGCCAAGCCCGCTTCCATCTTTTTCTTGCCCTTGCCTGACCCTTTGCGCGCCTCGAAGGGTGAGCCGTCCAGGTTCTGCTGGTCGCGCACACGCTTGCGGCTCATCGTCCGCACGCGCTTGGAGACGTTGTTCAGCAAACGCCGGCGCAGCTGCGGCGGCAGACTGAGCAGCGCTAGTTGCTCGCGCACGCCCAGATAGCCCCGGGCATCGAGTTCAAAGGTGCTACGACCGGCCACGGCTCGACACCTCGCCGTGTTCGGCAACCCACAGATCAAACGGTACGAACGACCAAGTTTCACCGAACGCCTCGATTTCGCCCTGCGGATCCTCGGCCAGGTACTGCGGCTCGATGAACTCCAGTGTGATGTCGACGTCGGCCAGATCGCCGTCAAGCATGGTGATGTCGAATTTCGCCGCAGGCAGTTCGTCGCGGTCCTGATCGTTGCTCTCGAGCCAACTGCCCACCAACGCCATCAGGCGCCCCGGGTTATCGGCGAAACGCTCCAGCGCGATCGTGGCGCTGTAGCGCATGTCTCCCATGCGCATGCCACCGACGTCGGGCTTCCAGATCAGCTCGAGATTCACCTGGTTGGTCCAGCTGTCGAGCTGCTCGGGCTCTACCAGGCGGCGCTCGATCAGGTAGGCGGTCAGGGCGCGAAGCTTGATCAAAGGAGTGCCGCCGTGATGCGGCCACGGCCCTGCAGCGATCGCACGGCCTGCTGACTGAACTCGAGGAATGTTTCCTTGCGCTCGGGCGCCTCCTTGCCCAGGTTCTCGGCGCTTTCGCGTCGGATGATCGAGGCAAATTCCGGCAGCAAGCTGGCCTTTGCACGGCAATAGACGGCGCGTTTGTACGTCTCGGCTTGAAAGGTGCGCTCCGGCAGGACGGTGGTGTCTGCAGATTCAACGCGTGACACTCCAGCGCCCTGCCAGCGCGCTTTTAACTTGGCGAGGTCACGGTTGACCTCAGTCATGGCCGTAGCCAGGTTGATGACCAGCATCTCTACCAGGTGCTCCGCCGGCAGGCGGTAACCCTTCTGAAACTCGGTCACGGAGAGGTCCGGCCAGAAGCCGTCGTTCTCGATCGCTTGTTCCACAAAGGTGGTGGGTTTCCCGGAAAAGCTCATTGCTGGCCGCTCGAATAGGGCGGGGAGCCTGTTTTCAGTGGGACGGTCCATAAATGGGCGGCTCACTTCCACAGGTCCCCGCTGGGGGGGTAGTCGGTTATTCGGAAGCCGTATTAGCGGCGGCTTTTTTGGTCAAGGCCTTGCGGACCTTCTCGATGCGTGTGTCATTGCCGGCTTGGGCATACAGCTCGGTCGAGCGCTCCAAGTGCTTAAGCGCGACTTCCAGATCCCCGGCCTCGATGGCTCGCATACCGATCAACTTGTGGTACTTGCTCGGGATCTGTTCGGTCAGGTTCCACTTGCCGTCGACCAGCGGCAGCAGGTCGGACAGGTAAGGTTCCGGACTGCGGTTTGCCTTGTATTCGGCGTAGGCCCACTCACACACCGCGTCGGCAACAAAGGTCTGGATATCCCGGCGTTTGAAGCGCTCCGGCATTTCCTGCCCCTGCTCGATCAGGAAGTCCGCCAGTTCCAGGGCGTCATCGAACTGCGCGGTATCGAACAGCCAGACCATGACTTGCACGGCAACGCGATTCGGGAAATTCAGGCCTGATTCGCAGTACCGCTGAACGTATTCCTGGTACTTGGGCAGCAGCTCCTCGCGCTTCAGTGCCTGGCGACCGGCAAGGCCGTTGATGGCACTGATGCGGGCCAGATCCAGATCCAACGCCGCTTCCTGCAGCAGCAAATGCTTGCGGGCATTCGCGGGACTGCTAAGCGCGTCGGTCGGGGTGTAGGCCATGGCCGCGCTCGACAGAGCGGCGGCAACAGCGGTTACACCCAAAGCCAAGGTGCGGCGCTTGTGCGCCAGGGCCAGGCTCACGCCACCAGCTCCACGTTCTCGGTCAGCGCGATCTTTTCCAACTGCTCGATTACGTAACCTTCGTTGCGGCTGTTGTAGTCCTCGACGCGGGAGCGTTTCGGGTTGTCGACCGCCTGCTTGCGCCAGCTGGAGTCCTGGAAGTAGATCGACAGGTTGTCCCAGCTGGTAACCAGCACGGCATTGACAGGGAAGTTCGGCACGCTGAACGAAGGCAGACCGCCGTAGGTCGCAATGACCTGCAGGTTTTCGATGCGCTCCTTCTCGGTCGGGGTGTCGCCCTGCTTGGTGTACAGCTTGGCCTTGTCGGCCGCCAACAGGTCGGAACCGATGATCGCCACCAGGTCACCGTCTTCGCGCAGGATCTCGTCGACCATTTGCTTGGTGTCATGCACCAGGGCATCGAGGTTGGCGTAGTCGCCGCCGGCACCGAGTGTCACCTTGCCTGCAGCGGCGCCTTCCTTGAGCACCTGCTGCGGGGCCTGCTCACGCAGTTGTTGCAGCCAGCCCTTGTTCACGTCCTGGAGCTTTGGATTCGCCGCCAGATCGGTTTGGGTAGCCGCGTGCGTGCCGTGGAAGCCGATCACGATGCGGTCCTGGGCGATACGCTTCTGCACCGCGCCGGAATAGCGATCCTGGAAGTCCGGAAACTTTGCCCAGGCGTCGATCTTCGCGTATGGCAAACCCACGTCGGACTGCGTGTCGCTCAGTTCGTAGGTGGTGTTTTCCAGCGCCGAAGCATCCTTGGCTTCGCGATCAGTGGTCTTGGTGTTGGTGCGGCCGGTCACTGGGCCGTTAACACCAATGAACACCTTTTCGCCCTTGATCTCGCTGACCGGAACGACGTTGATGCGCTCCAGGAAATCGGCCTTGGCGGTAATGGAATCGTTCAGCTCTTGCGCGATCGACGGTTCAACGCTGAAGGTCTTACTGGCGCGCTCAATGCCGTAAGTTTCCGCCATCGCTTCCTGCAGATCGGCATATTGCTTGGCGCCCTTGGCGCTCAGTGGCTGGCCCATGTCAGAGCACTCGCTTTTTGGCAGTGGTCACAGGACCGGGGTTGCGTGGCAGCTGGCGGCCGGTCGGAGTGTTCTGCAGTGCGTTGAACTGCTTCTGCAGAGCGGCCATGCTGGCCAGCAGAGCCTTGTTCGTGGCGCCGCCCTTGCGGCCGAACTCACGTTCCTCCTCGGCAGTGGTCACGATGCCGTCGACCGCCGCTTGCACGTCGTCGATCGGTGCGGCTTCAGGCTCAGGAGCCTCTTCCGCGACGGGCTCAATCACAGCCTGAATGCCAGCAGCGACAATCAGCAATTGAGCCAGCAGGGCTTTAAGGGCCGTTGCTGTAGCTTCATCCATTGGGGGTTTGCTCTCGGTTGGGGTGGTGGGTTCGGCGGGCGGGGCGTCCGCTGCAAAGCGCTTGAACAGGCCGGTGAGCAAGCCAATCAGCTTGCCTACTTCGCCTTGGGGTTCCTCTTCAAAGGAGCCCAATTCGACGGACGCGGCATAGAAAGCGTCCTTGTGGGTTTTCTTCGAAAAATAGAGTTCCTGCGTGCCCAGGCTGGCCGGTTCATCAGTCACGCCCAGGCCGGTCAGGTACGCTTTGCCACTGCCGGCGAAGTTCGGAGTGATCTCGATGCTGGTGAACAGCTTCTGGCCCTGGTCATTCAGGTACAGCAGTCGATCGTTGGGTTTCAGCTGGGCTTCGAGAGCAATTTGCCCCTCTTCCAGGTCATCGCCCTCTTCCACCAGGCGCACCGCATAAACGGTGCCGTGGGAACCACTCCAGCGTTCGTGGTCGCACCAGATCACAGCCGTGTATTTGGACGGCTTGTAGGTCTCGGCGATATCGCGCAGTTCCTGGGGAAGGATCTCGCGACCATCGGCGGTGG